GTATTTGTCTTAATGTCCTATACAATTCTGGATTATAATTTATAACTTTAGCATCATAACCTAAATTTGGCATTCTTAAAATAGGCAAATCAGCATTATTATTAAAATCACTACCTTTTTCTTCTAAAAAATTTTTAACATGATTTTTAATTGAATTAGGTAAGTTTTTAATTGTATAACGTCTTTTATAAGGATTAGTATTAATATTTAAAGATGGTATTGAATTTTTAATTTTTCTAGAAGTATTTAAAGCATTTCTATAACTATTACCATTCACATATATTTTAGATATATTTTCTGGAAAATCAATTTGATTACCGTTATTATTAATATTGGGTAATGCTGGGTCAATAACTATTCCAAAAGAACCCTTTCCAGCTATTTCATATTTATCTCCCATTTCTATTGATGTCTAACATTTTATGATAAAGTTATAGATAAATTTATGATAAAAGAATAATAGGATAGAGGATGAGTAACAATAAAGGTGTAAATATTACCCAATATCTTTCAAATAATAAAGCTTTTGCCCCAAATACTAAAGTTTCTACGGTTAATCTTGTTAAAACAACAAATTTTTCTGCCGTAGGAGAGAAAAGTGGTATTACACGTATTTTAGCATATTTATTAGCAATTATTGTTGTTATTTTAGTGATTTTACTATTCATTAACTTCTTTATTACACCCATATTTCGATTAAGACCTGGTGGTCCCGGTATTATACCAATACCAGGATTTGATGACGGAGTATTATTCTGGAATACAACATCAGCTGGTTCAATTCTAAATAAGGATTTACCAATTGCCTCACAATCATACGGATACACTATAAATTTAGATGTATTTGTTGAAAATCCACTACAATTTGCCACAACCCCACGAGTATTTTTCAGCAGAGGAGCAACTGCTAATCCCAAACCCACTGGTGATACTCTTCTAGGATTATACAGTACATACAATTTAGTTGCTGCTTTATTGCCTGATACAAATGATTTAATCGTATCGGTGCTTAACAAGGATAATAATATGGAAAATATAATTGTACCAAATGTCCCTATACAACAACCTTTTAGGTTGTCAATGGTTGTGATGGAGCAGGCGCTAGAAGTGTATATGAATGGACAATTAATTAAAACACGTAAATTTGCTTCTACACCAATGGATGTAAAAGGTGATATATACCCATCAACTGGAGTTGAAATAAATGTTATTAAGGTACGTAATCTAAAAATTTGGAGCCGCCTTTTAGCAGTTGCTGAAATACGACAGGCAACACCTTCTTTAAGTACAGCAAAAGATTTTGGAGCGGCACCAATGGCAGGTTCTACTACAAGTTGTTCTTCTGCTTCTACAACATCAAATGGTAGTGGTATTACAGGTGACATTGGTAGTGGAATGGATAGATTATCAAAATTATCTGTTAATACGGTGCCCGATAGTATTTCAAAATTATTCTAGGCCTTGAACAAATAATATAAATATATAGAATGGCAACATTTGCTTTAATAATATTTGGTGTTGTTTTAATATTAATTACACTATATATAATTGTATATGTAATATATCCTGGCGCAGGAAATAAAGATATACTTCCAAAAATTACTCCATTAAATGCTAAAAAAGATATTTTAACTGCGGATGTAGCTCAATCAACACTTTTATCAACAGCCGGTTCAACAGTAATGGGTTATTTTTATTTAAAAAATGGAGACCGCACAACAAAATATACAAATAGCTTTACACCCTTAATACAAATTGATAATAATTGGTTTTTAGAGATTTCTCCATCTCCTGTTGGTAAAGACAAAACAGCAGCTCAGCTTCGTGTTAAAACAAGTGATGGAGGAGTATTTAAAGATGAAATAATTGAGTTGCCACCAATTCTAAAACAAAAATGGGTATTTATCGCAATTTTAAGAGATGGTCGCAGATTTGATGTTATTTATGATAATGAGATTGTAGCATCTCAGAGACTTGAGTATTATCCGGCCGTTATCAGTAGCTCTTTATCTATTGGAAATCCTGGACTTGATGGTTCTGTAATACATGTTATGATAAATGGTACGAGGTTATCACCAATGGATGTAGAACGTGAAAGAGTATCTCATGTAGATACTAATAATACAATTCTGGAATCAGATTCTATTGATATTACATTTCCTGGGTTAAAACTATTTGCTCAATGTCCTCCCGGTTTACCCTGTAATCCTATTACACGTCCTCCTTCAAATAACTTATTTCAATGGTCTACACCTTATGCTTAAATGAAATATATGAAATAAATAAATGAAATAAAAATGGGTTATAGATTATCGTAGTTAATGGCAGGATAAATGAACGCTGCGAACAATTCAACACCATTAGAAAGAGTATTTCCAGTACTATTTGTTTTTGCTGGTTTAGTTGCTCTATATTATCTATATCAGTATCTATTTGGTCCTAAAGGTCAAAATGCTTATACTATAGTTTCTAAAACACAGAGCGCAACAATTGACCCTGGTTCGCCAATTATAATTACTTCCGATAAACTACCTGCAATTTATGAAGGCGGTGAATTTACAATTTCAACTTGGATATACATCAGTAATTGGTCATACAGAGCACGTTTAAAGAAATCAATTCTAAGTATTGGTGGACCTAATTTTGATACTATTCGTATTTATCTTGGTGGAAGTAAACCAAAATTACATGTTCGCCTACATACTAAAAACACAAGTGGTGCTACAAATGCTGTCCCTACAGGTGTTAATCCTTCTGGTTCTAGTTCTTCAACTCCAGCATCTACAAACTCTACCGCTAACTCCGCTAACTCCGTAGCAGAAGAATCACTCGCAAAAGCCACACAAAATGCCACTTTTAATATGTTAGATACAGGTTCTGACTTGCTTGATAGTACCTCAATGTGTGACCTACCTGAAATTGACCTTCAGCGTTGGGTTAACATTACTGTAGCGGTGAATGGCAGAACAGTTGATGTGTATATGGATGGTAAATTAGCACGTTCTTGTGTTCTCCCATCATTTTACAAGGTTGATGCTGGTGGATATTCTGCTTATTTATTGGCATACGGTGGCTTTGGCGGTCAGATGTCAACAACAACTATGTATGATGCTGCTTTGAATCCTGAACAAGTATATCAAAACTATATGGCTGGTCCTGAACCTATTACAAATCTTGGTTCTTGGTTCTCATCCTTCTTTAGCCCTGGCATTGATATATCTGTAACTACTACAAATAAATAATACAAAATAATAAAAGGAAATAGATGGAGTCTCTAAATAATCAAATTAATTCTGGTCAAAGGCCCGGTATAATACAGCAAATTCTTTTTGCTCTGGCTTTTATCGTTGCTTTGTATTTAGTTTTACTCTTTGTTGAAGTTATTTACAAGTATATTAATCGCCTATATATGAACAGAACTGAATTGTTACCTAATACATACAATATTGATGACAAATCAATTAATATCCCACAGAATCCTAATGTAAAAGGCTCTAAACCAGTTCATTTTTCAAGTAATGAGCGTAGCGGTATTGAGTTTACTTATACATTTTATCTTAATATAAGTCCTTCCGCATTTAGACAGGAATATGGTTTATGTCATATTTTCCATAAGGGTTATTCATCTCAGTTCCCTCTTTTAGCACCCGGTGTATACATGCGTTCTGATACTAATACACTCCGTGTGTATATGAATACATTTAAGACTTGGAATAATTACGTTGAAGTTGAAAATATTCCTATTGGTAAATGGGTTCACGTAGCGATTGTTTGTAGTGAAAATGCACTTGAAGTATATATTAACGGTAATCTCTCTAAGAAACTATCATTTGATGGTTACGCACCATACCAGAATTATGAGGATATCTGCTGTTTTAGTCAACGCAGAATAACTCTTAAGAATTCTCTTGTACCCTCAACTGATGAAAATGGATTGGATATATTTGGGGCAGCGAAAGGTATGTTAAGTCGTCTATTGTATTTTAATTATGCTTTGTGCTATGCGGAAATTAATCAGTTAATGAATGAAGGTCCAGCTAAAAAGATGGAATCAGCACTTACTACTGCTAATGTACCACCATATTTGGATGACACTTGGTGGACAAAAGGATATTAATTTATGGAGTATAAGTAGAAATGCCTAAATCACATCGTAAGAGTATGCGTAAGCATAGGAAAACTCAAAAAAAGAGATATAATAAACGTCGTCAGACAAGAAGTAGACGCGGTCGTGGTGGTGCTGAGGGTGACCCTCCTGCTCCTCCTCCACTATGTGAACAATATAGGAGAGAATTTGTAGAATTACAAAATAAAGTTAGTGAAGCAAATAGTAATGCTGCGTTTTCAAATATTGCTGATAAAGTAAAAAGAAAAATAGAAAGAGCAAAAAGAGTAGGTAACGCAGGATTTAAATATGAAATTTTATTTGAAAAAATAAATGAGGCTGGTGGATGCGATGGATTACTAGATGAGTTAGAAGTATTTAATCGAGAAGTATTAAGTCCAGCATTGAGAAAATATAATGCTTATATGGAAATAAATGAAAATGCCATTAGAAACGCAATTAGAAATGGAGAATGGAATGATCCTAATGTATTAGATGTCGCCCCTGCCGCTCCTAATATTGGTATGAATTAAAACTAAAATATTTTCTCTAATAAATAATTTTTCATTCAATATGTGAATCTAAAGATTGATATATTAAATGATACAAAACTAGCTATGCCAGGTGGAGGTTTATTTTCATTAGTTGCCTACGGAGCACAAAATGTACTTTTGAGTGGTAATCCTGATTTTACCTATTTCTACAAAACATATAAAAAATATTCCCATTTTGCGGAAGAATCTGTGACAAATGCTATGGATGGTCCTCAAGAATTATCCTATAGTCAGCCTATTCAAGTCCGTCTTAAAATCCAGCGTGTCGCGGATTTAGTCCGTGATATGTATTTGTTAATAGATTTACCAGATATTTATTGTAAATATATTGAGAATTTGCCCCTACCAAATGGAAGAACATCACAATACAATTTTGCCTGGGCGCAATATATAGGCTGTCATATTATTCAGGAAATTGGATTTTATATTGGTGGACAAAAAATTCAGGTATTTGATGGAACATATATGATAACAAAAGCACAATGTGATTTGGATTCACGTGCTTTTCAGAAATGGTCGCGACTTGTTGGAAATATTCCTGATTTATATGACCCTGCTAATGGCCTGTATGCAGGTGGTTCTACTGGTACTGGTTATCCATTGGTTTACAATAATAACGGACAGGCAGCATCTACAACCGTGCCACCAAATATTAATAGACCATCTATTTTTGGTAGAACTCTACAGGTTCCTCTTCCATTTTGGTTTACAGAATCTACATTTGAATCTTTGCCACTTGTATCACTTCAGTATCAAGAATGCGAAGTACAAATAACATTTAGACCCATTAATCAATTATATTCAATTTTGGATATTAATGGTAATAAGGTTGCACCAGGTTTTCAATTAAACCCATCTCCAATTACATATTTACCTGAAAATGTATATTATACTGCGGTATCAGACATTACTGATGTAACTATTAATAATTTCCTCACTGATATTGGAACACCAAATCCTTTATTAAACACTTGGCCCTTAAATCCAAGAATACAAATGACATATGTGTATTTGACGGATGAAGAACGAGCACAATTTTCAAATCAGCCCTTACAGTATCTAGTGAGACAGATAACAACATATCAATTTCCTGGCTTGACATCCAGAGAATTTGTTGAACTTCAGACACATAATCCTATTGAGAGATTATTAATTGTACCTCGTCGTTCAGATTCCCTTTTAAATAGAAATCAGACAGCAAACTTTTCTAATTGGATTAATCCATTGAAACCACCATTTATTCCAGCTGGAACTCCTCCACCTGGTGCTCCACCTCCAGCAGTACCCTGGCCACCAAATGTGAATTTATTTTCAGCAACGGGTAATTTAGTATTATATGGTCAGCGTTCTATTATGCAAGCATTATCGGTTTTAGGTGATGGAAACCTCCTACAAGAAGAAAAGCCTCTAACATACTTTACACAAGTAGTACCTTGGAAATATTTAACAGGTATTCCAGACCCAGAATTATTGGTGTATCCATTTGCTCTTTCATCACCAGGTATACAGCCAGATGGTAGTATTAATAGTAGTCGTATCAAGTTGTTCCAAGTAGATTTGAATGTTTATCCATTGCCACCAAATTCATTTTATACATATGATATAACAATTTATGTTGAAAGTTTGAATTGGGTAAGTATTTCTGGTGGTACAGGTGGTCTAAAGTATGCGCTATAAGTCTCCGTCAATGATACAATATTAAAATCAGAGGAGGTCATAGAATGTCAGATACGACAACGACTAATACACCAAGTGCTACACCAAATAATACATCTTTTTTTTCAAATCTTGTAAATACTGTAAAGTATAAAGCACATAAAGCAGTGTATGACCCAAATGCTGAAGAATATGCTAAAAATCAGGCATCAAGTTCAAATAATGTAGCAACGACAGCTCCCTTAGTAGAAGATTCAGCTACTACTAATACAACTGATACTACGGATGGTGACCCAAATACTGTTAGTGCTACAAGAATAGCTAAAAAAGTCGGTAGTCAAACGTTAAATATTCTGAAACAAATATTTATTCCATTTACTGCCCTAATGCTGGCAATGATAGTCACGAATGAAATGATTGTATATTCAGTACCTATAAGAATTATATTTTTCATTTTTGTATTTTTAATTTGTTTCTTTATACCATTTTATGCGATTATTTTAGCCATCTTCTATATTTTTAAGGGTGGATATAGTTATTATATAAATAATATGACAAATAAACCAAAACAGCGAATTATGCCTACCATATTTGCTTTGCTACCAATTACAAGATATCAGCCTACATCAGCGTTACTGTCATTTTTAATGTATCCATTTACATATCCCAAGACAGACTTAGGGAAACAAGAACTTCCGCTTATTATGAATGACTATTTTGAGAACTTAAAGAAATCCTTTAAATCCTTTGAAACTATTAAATCTCTGCCGATATTTGCTGATAATATTAAAAATATTAGAGAAAATTTTGATAAAATGGTTGAAATAACTACTCCATCTGTAGAAAAACCACAAGTAAAAAATGTATCAAAACCTGAAAATGTATCAGCTCCAACTCCTCCTCCATCAGCCCCTGAAAATACTTCATCCGTCTCAAACGAGTCTAATCCAAAATAGAAATATCAAAAATAAGAGTATAAACTCTTTAAATAATACCAAGAAGTAGAAATGAGTATTGAAGTATCAGTTGTCACTCCTACATATAATCGCCGTCAATTTATACCAACATTGATTGAAATATATAGAAATCAAACATATCCAAAAGAAAAAATGGAATGGATTATAATTGATGATGGACGTCAGAAAGTAGAGGACCTATTTGTAGAAGCCTCTAAAACTATTCCTAATATTCGTTATATTAGACTTGATGAAAAAGTCAGATTAGGTGCTAAACGTAATCTTTTAAATAAAGAAGCAAAGGGAAATATTATTGTAGCAATGGACGATGATGATTATTATCCACCCGATAAAGTTGAAATAATTGTAAATACTTTCAAGAAGAATCCCACGGTTGATTTAACAGGTAGTTCAGAGATGTTATTATACTATACGGATAATCAAAAGATTTATAGTTTAGGCCCTTTTAATCCTAATCACGCAACAAATGGAACAATGGCATGGAGAAAAAGATATAGTGATACGCATAAATATGAGGAATATGTTACAAAGGCTGAAGAAAAATCATTCCTTGAAGACTATAAAAATAAAATGATTCAAATTGATACTAAGAAGTCTATTTTGGTAATATGCCATACGGATAATACAGTAGATAAAACAGATTTAAGAGAAGTACATATGAAATCAAAAAACAATAATCTATTTAAAGAAACTAAATATAAATTGGAAGATTTGGTTAAAGAAGAAAAAATTAGAAATTTTTATCTAAGTCTTTCTCTACCTAAAGCTTTATAGTAAGAAATAACTAATATATTAGTAGGTGTACAGTTATAATGACGGAGAGTTTTTTATATGATAAATTAGTAATACTTAATAATGTATATACTAATTCATTGGTACAAGGTAAAACCTTGCCACAAGCTTCTGTTATAAAAACAAAATTGTATCCGCATCAGAACACAATGGTAAATGGTATGCATACTTACCGTGAAAAAATGACGCGTGGATTTTTGTCAGGAAATGAAGCAATCAATGGAAAATTAGGAATAATTGGTGATTCTGCTGGTACAGGTAAGACACTTACTATTTTAGCGTATTTAGCATCACAATATACATCATTTCCAAGAATTACCTGTGAACTATCAAATAATTCATCTAAATACTTCTTCTCACATGAACTATATCAGATGTCAGATGCCTCATCAACCAATTTAATTATTGTTCCTCATAGTCTTTTTAGTCAATGGAAGCAGGAAATTGCTAAACATACTACAATGAACTATGTAGCGCTAGAAACTAAAAGAACTATCAAAGGTAGTGATTTAGCACATAATATGATTAATGCTTCATTTGTGTTAACAACAAATAAGTGTTATAAATATGTACAAGAATATGCGCAAGAAAATGGTATTCAATGGAATAATATAATTATTGATGAAGCCTCATCTATTTATATAAATTCTTCAGACCCTGAACTAAAATTCCAATTTTTATGGTTTGTAACAAATAATTGGCTTCCTCTAATCTTTAAAAATCCTTCTATCATTAAAAGTAATTTTTATTATTTAAGAGATAGAGTAAATTTACATCAGGATTTAGGAAAATGGCTACAAGATGATATGGAGACACATTATGAAGGTACATTAGTTTCATCTGCGTTTTTTAAAAATTATTTGCCATTTTTTCATAAAAATAGAAGCTATATTGTTTTAAGAAATGTTGATGATTCTATTAGTACAAGTCTAAACTTGCCTAGTTTAACAAAAGAGATAATTCAGTGTAAGCCTAATATTACTTTAAATTCATTAGTAAGTTATTATTT